ACGCTGATGGCTATCAAATTTACACATGGACATCCTCTGGGACAGTAACTTTTTAATGGAGAATCAAATGGCACATTTTGCACATATCACTAACGGCGTTGTCGATCAGGTCATCGTCATTGATGCTGAGACTTTGGCAACAGGTCACTGGGGCAACCCTTCTGAGTGGGTTCAAACGAGCTACAACACTCACGGCGGTCAGCATCCCGAAGGCCGTCCATTGCACAAGAACTACGCTGGTGTTGGTTTTACATGGGACGGCGTAGGCTTTGCGGCCCCTCAGCCTTTCCCAAGCTGGACTAAAAATGCTGACACATACTTGTGGGAATCTCCTGTTGCTATGCCTACAGACGGCAAGATGTACACATGGGACGAAGCTACAACATCATGGGTTGAAGTAACTCAAGGAGCCTAATATGGCCCAACTATCTGGAGTGTGGACGCTGAGTCAAGCGTCCCAAGCCATTAAAGATCAAAACTGGACTGGAATTGCTCCACCTAACGTGGAGTACTTGGTCGTTGCTGGCGGTGGCGGTGGTGCATCCACATATGGCGGTGGCGGTGGTGCAGGTGGCTTACTTGCTGGGTTTTCTGGTGTTTCTGTTGGCTCTGCTATTACAGTCACAGTAGGCGGCGGCGGCTCTGGTGGCGTTACTGGCGTGTCTTCAGGCGCTGGAACAAACGGCTCTAACTCTGTTTTTGGCAGTATTACAGCAATAGGTGGCGGTTACGCAAAAGGCGGCGGTGCGGGTTCTACTGGCAATAGCGGAGGGTCTGGTGGTGGCGGTGGTGGTTCTGGTGGCGCTGGAACTCAAACGTCTGGTGGCGCAGGTATTTCTGGGCAAGGTAACGCTGGCGGAACTGGTTATGCAACTAGCTCAACTCAAGAAGTTGGTGGCGGAGGTGGTGGCGCAGGCACAGTAGGCATAAACTACAACTCATTAACAGCAGGCAATGGCGGCGCTGGCATTGCATCTTCTATTTCAGGATCAGTAGTAACCTATGCTGGTGGGGGAGGTGGTGGCGCATACGCCGCTTCAACTGGCGCTGGTGGTGTTGGCGGAGGTGGTAACGGAGGAAATTATCCTACTGCATCTGGTAGTAATGTGGCTGGCTCTGCTGGAACTGCTAACACAGGCGGTGGTGGTGGTGGATGCCAAAACTATGGAAATGGTGGCGCAGGCGGTAGCGGTATCGTCATCATTCGTTACCCATCCTCATACAAACTTGCCGCATCAACAACAGGCTCACCAACAGTAACAACAAGCGGTGGCTTTAATATTTACAAGTGGACGAGTTCAGGCTCGATCACGTTCTAATCATGGTTACGGCTAAGAAAGCCCCTGCAAAGGTGGCTCCTGTAAAACGACGGGTGGCAAAACCAAAAGCCGAACCCGTCGTTGCCGTTAAACATTCTGCGCCCAAGAATCAAACAACCACCGACAAGGTGATTGAACTCATCAAGTGGGTCGATAACCCCTTCAAACTTTTTACCGTGATCCTGCTGTCATTCTTGGCATTTGCAGGGTACTTTGCTTGGGATAGCCGACAGGTTATTCTGGGCGCGATTACAAGTTCGTCGCATCACTCATCGCTACGCGAAGTGCCAGTGCTTGAAAAAATCGCTTTAAGCCTCTCCAAAGATTTAGAGGCTGAAACAGTCGTCGTTCACAAAGCTAACTTGGTGGTGAACGGCAGGACAACACTACTTGCTTACGGCCCGAAGGGGCGCGAAACATCATTCGACGGATACAACTCCACGCTGTTTAACAAAGACCCAGTGCGCAACGCCGCCATGATTGCCATGATGAATGGCGAAGTCTATTGTGCAAAGCACGAGCCGACTGGAAAAACGTCTGAGTGGGAGAAAAAACAGGGGGTTGAGTTCTCCTGCTGGGCTTCCATTCCGCCTGAGATTGGTGAATTCGAAGGGTATATTTCATTGGGCTTTACCAAAGAACCGTCAGATTTGACAGTCGTAAAAACCCGTATGAACTTAGCAAGTACAGAGATGGCTAAATGACAAAATGCGCTGGCTCCTACTCCCGCTGTTGCTGTGTTTGGCAGGGGCTACCGCAAATGAACGTTGTGTAGTCAATGACTTCTATGCGCTAAGTTGGCTGGGCGATCCCGGCCTGCGGCATTCGCAGTTGTCTATGTGGCTGACTACGAATGGTGGTAATTGCAGTACAGAGCAGTTGCTGATTATTTGGAATAACCTGCCCATGTGGGCGGGTACGGCGGATTCGTCAGAGCTTAGAGTCAAGCTGCTGTATGCGTATGCAAAAGCGGCGGAGCGGGAAAAGAAATGATCCAGCTCCACAAATGGTTTCCTTTTGTACTGCCGGGGCCGCACGACATTAGGGCCATTGCTGTGGAGCGCCGTGCCGAAAGGCTGGAGTTTGAGCAGAGGCAGGAAGAAAAAGCCGAAAAGGTGCGTAAGGCTGTTGAAACATACGACTTGGAGTTGTATAACAAGAAAGCCCGAGAGCACACAATTGAGTTAGAGATGTTCACAGACCGCAGGCGGTTTGATAAATTTGTTTAGGAGCTACGATGCTGACACTACTTTCAACCCTTTTATCGTTCCTGATGACAGGAGCGCCAAAGCTATTTGACTTCTTACAAGACAAGAACGACAAGAAGCACGAGCTTGAACTGGCCCGTATGCAGACAGAGCGCGAGCTTCAGATGCTGGCCGCAGGCTACGCAGCGCAGGCCAAGGTTGAGGAAATCAAGACCGATCAGATTGAACTGGAAACCAACGCTGCCACAACCCAAGCGGTTATTGGTGCGCAGCAAGCTGAGATGCAAGCCTTGTATGCCCACGATATTGCCATCGGTCAGGGTGCTTCGCAGTGGGTGACAGACCTCAGAGCCGCAACGCGCTCCATTCTTACACTGGGTTTTTATGTCTTGCTGTTGCTGATTGACGTTGGTATTTTCTACCACGGCTACATCCACGGCGCTGACTTTAACGACATGGCCAATCAGTTGTGGGATCAAGACACCCGCATCATGTTTGCAGCAATCATCACCTTCCACTTTGGTGGCCGTGCCTTTGGCGGCAAGAACGCATGAACGTCAGCCCCAAGGCCATTGCCGTAATTAAACATCACGAAGGCGTACGGCAAAAACCATACAAGTGTCCAGCTAAACTCTGGACGGTAGGGGTCGGCCATGTGCTGTACCCCGAGCAGGGTAAGCTGCCGCTAGATCAGCGCGATAACTTTGCAATGAAAATTGAGGATTTCAGAATCTTCAGCATGGAGGAAGTCGATGCCATACTTAGACGTGACCTTGACCGTTTTGAACGAGGCGTGGAGAAGTATTGCCCAGTACCCCTTACACAAGGCATGTTTGATGGCCTTGTTAGCTTTGCATTTAACGTCGGTCTTGGCACATTGCAGCGCTCGACCCTTCGTCAGAAACTACTTCGCGGGGATAAAGAAGGCGCGGCTGAAGAACTCTTGAAGTATTGCATGGCTGGTGGCAAAATACTCAAAGGGCTGCAAAACCGTCGCATCGACGAACGTGCCATGTTTCTATCCTAGGACTGCCGATGCCATTACAAAAGATTCTGTTTAAGCCGGGCGTCAACCGGGAGAATACTCGCTACACCAACGAAGGTGGCTGGTATGAGTGCGACAAGGTTCGTTTTCGTCAAGGCACTCCAGAAGTTATTGGCGGCTGGCAACCCATCTCTGGCTACACATACCAAGGCGTTTGCAGGTCACTGTGGAACTGGACTTCGCTGGCTGGCGCTAACTATATTGGCGTTGGAACTAACAGCAAGTTCTACATCGAGAACGGTGGTGCTTACTATGATGTCACCCCAATCCAGTCAACAGTAACGCTTGGCACAAACCCATTCTCAGCCAACGGCACAACAACCGTCACCGTCACAGCTTCTACTTCTGGCCTGACGATCGGCACGTTTGTTACGTTTTCTGGTGCTACCGGCACGTATGCCTCTACGTTAAACGCTGAGTATCAGATTCAAACCATCGGTACTAGCTCGTTCACCATTACAACAGCTACAGCTTTGACTGCTGGCTCTTATGGTGGTTCGGCTGTTTCTGCGGCTTTCCAGCTCAGTGCTGGCCCTGCTACGCCTGTCCCACTTCTTGGTTGGGGTGCTGGTACTTGGGGCCAACTAGGTACAACTTGGGGTAACGGCGGCACATCCACATCGTCTTTGCGTTTGTGGAACCAGATGAACTATGGCCAAGATTTAGTCTACGGCCCCCGTGGTGGTGGCTTGTACTATTGGTCAGCAACATCCGGCACAAACACTCGCGGCGTATTGCTCAACACCAAGGGCGGCACAGTCACGTTTACCAACGCATCGCCAACACTTGTTACATCTACAGTGCTGTACACAGAAGGCGCGGCTATTCAGTTCTCGGGTGGCTCTTTGCCGTCTGGCGTGTCTGCGGCAACTACGTACTATGTGTACCAAGTAAACGGTTTGACGTTCAACCTGCTGGATGCGGGCGGTAACGTAATCAACACAACCTCTTCAGGCTCTGGCTCTGTGTCACTGATTGTTGACGTGCCGACTGTTCAGAATAACCTGACTGTTTCAGATACCTCACGCTTTATTATTACGTTTGGTTGCAACGACTACGGCTCTAGCACCCTTGACCCGATGCTGATTCGCTGGTCAGCGCAAGACGACCCATACAACTGGACACCTGACCCGACTAACCAAGCTGGGTTTGTTCGCCTTTCTCATGGCTCACAGATTGTGACCACGGTTCAGACCCGTCAAGAGATTGTTGTGATTACCGACTCAAGCGTGTATTCGCTTCAGTACCTTGGCCCCCCATACGTGTGGGCACCTCAGTTGCTAGGTGACAACATTTCAATTATGAGTCCCAATTCGGCTGTGATTGCTTCTGGCGTTATCTACTGGATGGGCGTTGACAAGTTCTATGTATATGATGGTCGTGTACAGACGCTTAACTGCGACCTGCGCCGCTACGTGTTCCAAGACCTTGACCAGACACAGGCACTGCAAGTTTTCTGCGGCACAAACGAAGGCTTCAACGAAGTGTGGTGGTTCTATTGCTCTTCTGGCAGCTCAACCGTAGACAAGTACGTGGTGTACAACTACCTTGAGAAAGTCTGGTACTACGGCACGATGGCACGCACGGCATGGCTGGATTCTGGCTTACTGCCGTTCCCGATTGCAGCAACATATAGCAACAACATCGTCTTCCACGAAGACGGGTTAAATGACAACACAACAGGTACAAATAACGCGATTGATGCTTATATCAGTTCGTCTGAGTTCGATATTGGCGACGGCCACAACTTTGGTTTTGTCTGGCGTGTTCTTCCAGACTTGACTTTCTCTGACTCTTCCAACGCTCCTAACGGCGACGTACCCAAGGTGACGATGACGCTGTACGGCTTGACCAATTCAGGCTCTGGCAGAACAAGTAGCGCAAGTCAGCCCGTGTCTAGCAGCAGTGCGTACGACATTACCGAAGAGTTCACGGGGCAGATTTACACCCGCATGCGCGGTCGTCAGATGATCTTTAAGATTGAGTCAAACCAAGTTAATACATCTTGGCAGCTTGGCGCACCTCGTATTGACATTAGACCGGACGGCAGGCGCTAATGGCTTCTAATGGCCGCATCATTAACCCAGCAGTCCCTAACTTGCCGTTGGGAACGAAAGAGTACGAGCAGCGTTACCAAGATCAGTTTACAAACATCTTGCGTTTGTACTTCAATCAGTTGCGTAATGCGTTGAGTGAGTTATTGGGCAACCAAGGCGGCAAATATCTTGCATTTCCGACAGGCGCGTTTTACCAAGACGGCGTAACTACGCTGACCACAGGCATTAGCAATGTGTCTACAACGCCGATTGTGGTGGCATCTACGGCGCAGTTTGGTTTGACTGCGGGGGCAATCATTATCGGTACGGAAATTATTTCGTACACAGGAAAAACAGCCACCACTTTTACGGGTATCACCCGAGGCGCGTACGGGTCAACTAAAGCCGCCCACACTGCTGGAGCATCAGTAACTGAAGCACAACCTGTACCATCCTCAACCACGGCTACAGCCGTTATTATTCTTCAAACTACTACCAGTAACGGTGTAGCCATAGATGCAACGGATAAAACTAAGCTGGTATTTGAAACTGCTGGAATTTACAACATTCAGTTCAGCGTGCAAATGGTTAGCTATGACGGAACAATTGATGATGTGACGTTGTGGTTTCGGTTAAATGGTGTAGACATTCCTTACAGCGCTGGGGTTGCCACTGTCCCAGCAATTCATGGCGGCGTAGCAGGCACAGCAATTATTTCGTGGAATCTTTTGCAGCCTATTAACGCGGGCGATTACCTCCAGTTGCTTTTTGCGTCGACTACTGGGAACACGGTATGCGCCACGTACGCTGGCGGAACATCGCCAACTCATCCAGTTTCACCTTCTGTGATTATCACAGCGACATTTGTGTCTGCGTTACCAACATGATATTATTGAACAACCCCATTTTGAGAGGCAGATATGAGCCTGCATAAGTTTGCCGAACAGGTAGCCGCACACGGTCGCGGTGACGACTCTTTACTCGTACACATGACGCCTGATGAGGTCAAGCGTCTTCAAGCATTTGCCGAAGCTAACGGTCGTTCACTGACCATCAACCCACATACGGGTTTACCCGAAGCTGGCTTCCTTTCTGATCTGTTCAAGGCTGTTGCCCCTATTGCCCTTGGCGCGTTCTTAGGCCCAGCAGGTGCGGCTTTTGGTGGTGGCTTTATGTCGGCCGGCGCTGCTGGTTTGTTGACGGGTGGTATCACAACTTTGGCTACTGGCAGTCTGTCTCGCGGTTTGATGGCAGGCTTGGGTGCGTATGGTGGTGCAAACTTGGGTTCAAGTTTAATGGGTGCTGGCGAAGCCGCGGTAGACGCGGGTGCTACTGCAGCAGCTCAAGGCCAGCTTGGAGCGGCCAATTTAGCATTGGGTGAGGCCATACCAGAGCAGGCCGCCAAACAGTTCACGCAAGATGCGGTGTCTCGTCAGGTGGCGGCAGCCACTCCGTTTGACAAAATGGGCGCTGGTCTGGGTGCAATCACTTCTAGCCCCGAAGCGGCAGGAACATTTGCCAAGGAAAACTGGAAGTCACTGGCCGCAGCATCTGCGCCAATCATGGCTGGCGCTATGGTTCCCACGACAACCACAATGCCCAAGGCGGATACAAACCCTGCGTACATTCGCCAAAAACTGTACGACCCTTACACGCAAACTTACAAATCTTTGGCTCCTATCAAAGCTAGCGAGTGGGGCAACCGCAGTTTCTCTGATGCTTACACAAATCCACAGACAGGGGAGATGGCTACGCTCCAACCTCGTCAAACTAGCCCCATGGCGGCTGGCGGTATCGTAGCTTTGGCTGGTGGCGGTGTTCCCGGCTATGCGGATGGTGGCCCTCCAAAAATATTAACTGATGAGCAGTTGTATCAACAGACGGGCGACTGGAATAAAGCCGCAGCCCTACGTGATGCCCAAAACAATGCGCTAAACCAATACAACTGGCAACAACAAGCTGATGCAGCAAATGCCGCAAATGCAGCCAAATTAAACACAACCGCATCACAGTATGTTTCTTCTGCGGCTACGCCCAACGAAACAACGGCGGAATTTATTGCCGGGGCAAACAAAGCCGGTATTGGTTTGACTGCGCCTTTGGCTAGTGCTCTGCAAAATTCTGGCCTTTCGGCCGCCGCTCAGTATGCGTTGACTCACGCTGATATTGGCCCTGCTGAAAACACTGCCGAAACTTACGGCGGCTTAAAAGGATTGAGCAACAACATTTTGTACGACTTGGCTACGTACAACGCTGACCCCCGTAACAAAGGCAAGTCTGCTGGTGAAAAACGTGCCGATGCGCTGGCTGCGATGAATCAGTGGGGCCTTAACGAAGCCGATGTCAAGCGTGCTACTGGCATGTCTTTGAGTGAGTTGTTCCCAACTACCACTACTGTAATCCCAACAGGTGTGTATGGTACGTACGGCAACAATACGGGCAACGTTTTAACGTCCACTCCCGGTGACATTGGCGCAAATCCTGACGGTACGGTAACCGTAACACCCAACATCCCCGGTCGTCCAGAAGGCGGTTTCACAGGTATGGGACAAGTTAAAGATGTGTACACCGCAGGCGGTGGCAGCACAGGCTACGTCTCAAAAGCGCCTAAGACAATCGACGAATTTAATCAGTTGTACAACAAACAGACTGGTGACTCACTGGCCGCGTACGACTACTTAATGGGTAAAGGTGGTGGCAAGTACCCGACACAGAGCGTTGCCGCAAGTACTGCAACAGGCATCCAGCGCCCATACTGGTCTGCCGGAGTGAAGTACAAACCTAAGTTCTTGTCTTATGACAAAGACGGCAATGTGGTGTCTAGCACTACAAGCGGTACAGCAGGCACGGG